CTCTAGAAGCTCTTAATTCTTCTCTAGATTGATATGATGTATCTGATGTAGTTACTAATTCACTATTAAATATTATTTGTGACCTGCTATATGATTTTTTCATATTTTCACTAGCAAGTTTTTTATTTAAACTATCTGGTACTAGATATCCTTGAATAACTAATCCAAACTCTGTTTTTACAACTCTATTATCTCCTTGAGTAACTTCTGTTGTATTGTTATACGTATCAATTTTAGCATTAAATTGAAATCTTTCTCTATCCCCCCAATAGGAATCAGAAGTATAATTAATCATTTCAATTAATTTATTCATTTGAGCTACATAATCACACCATATAGTACAACTATATACTATTCTTACAAAATCAGGTATTACTACCTTATACATTTCTTTTTGGGGTTTTCTTCCTTGTAATACTGAAAAATTATCATAGTAATTTCTTTTTGAATATTTTTCTTGAAAAGTATAAAATAATTGAGGAGTATTTCCATCTAATTTATTTCCTAGATCTCTTCTTTTTTCAATACTATCTCTTTTAAACATAATAAGAGGAACTTGAATTTTTCCCTCTTTATCTCTATAATATCCATCTCTTTGAACTCCTTTCCATCTTTCAGGGGAACCATAAATTACAGGAACCTTTTTTCTATCTCCCCCTATAATAACAGAAGGTTTAATTACATTGTTAAAGTAATACATTATAGATTCATCATGATCCTGTAATCCTATTGAAACATCTTGTACTTTATCATCTTTTCGTGATGTTTGGTCCCCTCTATTAATACTAGGTCTAGTATCAGGGCCAGGAAAATCCCTTATAGGAAACCCCTGTGGTTCAGGAAATTTACCTAAATCAGTACCAAAATTAGCCCTTAAGTTAGTTCTTAAACGGTCATATCCACTTGCGGGAATCGGTCTTCTTGGATTTATATTTTTTCTATCTGCCATATTTTATTAAGGGTTATAAGCTTCACAAAAACCTGATATAGAATTATATATAAGAGTAGGACTTGAATCACAATTATCTAATGTATTTTGCCATATATGTTCATCTGTAGTTAAATGATTGCAACATTCTACTGATGTTTCTCCAACTGTCCATGTTCTTCCTATTCCATAATCTAATAATTGATTAGCAATACCTCCATCTATTGTTACTGTTTCAGGGTATCTTGGTGCATTTAATGGTATTAAATTTAATTTTTCTACTCTCGAAATATGTGTATTAAGAACAATAGAAAAACTTTTACCAAATTTTTTAGTTTCTTCAGAAATAGCATAATTTGCATCTCTACCTAAAATAAGTTGATTTTCTATTCTACTATCAACTTCATAAAAATTATTTCTAAAAAGTAATAAGTCTCCTACTTCAGGTATTAAATTTATGTCTTCAAGATCCTTTTTTAAAAAACTATAAGTAATACTTTGATTAACATCTGAACCAAAATTATCAGAAGACCATGCTTGATCTTCTCTATTTATTAAACAAGCTATTTTTATAGGTTCATAATAATTTTTTCCAGGAGCCTCACCATATACATTTACTCTAGTTTTTTCTAAAGCAAATTTATAATAGGCAATTTCCGTTTGAATAAGATCTTTTAAAAGTTCTAAATTCAATTTATTGAATAAAGATATATCTCTTATGCCTCCAAATAATGCCATTATAGTCTTTTTAAAGTTTCATCCCTAAATTTCATAGATTTTATTCCTGGTATTCTTATTTCATCTTTATTATCTTTAGCCAAAGCACTATCTAGAAACTGTTGTAACATATCATTTACTTCTCCCCTTGTTACAAATTTTATTCTTAATCTAATATATTCATCTCCTCCTGTTTGGGTGTAATCTTCTGGAGTAATAATAGTTACAATTGTTACTCCTTTTAATGCTCTAATTTCATTTGTAATATCATATGTTGAAGAAGATTTATCAGTAAATAAATCAACTTCTACACTATAATTATTTAAAATTTCATTTAATATTTTCTTTAAACTAATCATTAATGTATATAAATTTGGTATGGATCGTTTACTGAAAACTGTTCCTGTGTTTGTTGACTTTCTGCTGTATTTCTTTCTGCTTGTTTTAAAGTTGTTGTTGCATCTAAATCTTCTCTTAATTGTGCTATTAGAAATTCTTTTTCAGCTGAAGCTTCACTTAATAATCTAGCATAATCTAAAGTAGTTTCAGATCCAGGTATAGGTAATTGTTGATATTTACCTCTAATACTTCCTAACATTTCTTTTGATAAAGCTAAAGCATATTTTCTAATCCATTGTCTTCCAGGCTCATTTATATAAGCATATGTGGGTCTAGTATAAGGCATATTAGACATATCTGTAATGAGGTTTTTTGGTTTTTCTTGATCTGGATTGGCTGTTTCATTACCAGCAAAAACAGCACTATCAGCCATAGTATAATCAAACCAAAGCGTAAAATTATTATTAGGGATAGGAAATAATCTTAAATATCTACCTGCATTTATTTCAAAATGATATGATGATTTTCTTATAGCATCATTTAATTCAATAGCTTGTAATTTCAAAGTATCAAAATATATAGGCATTAACATAAAATTTACACCTGGAGAATAATTACCAAATCCAAAAGTTTGCATTAATGATTGAATTCCTGTACCTGTACCTGCATAAGGGTCAAAATATCTATTTATAGCTGAAGGAGCATAATGGTGGATTTTTTTTATAGAAATTTGTTTAACTCCTGATTGTATTGCGGATCCTGAAGCTTCAAAACTTAAACCTGAACCCCCTCCTGTAAAATTAGTTACAGTAGTATTATCTAAAGTACTTTCTATAGATGTATTTCCTCCTATACCTTCTGTATATTGAGTTAAATTTAAAAGACTACCTGTTCTACTAACTAAAATACTTCCTCTTAATGAACCTGATTGTATTGTTTTCATTAAAGAAGCAGCTACTTGAGCTGTTGTTCCTGATTCCTCAAAACCAAATTGGTCTCTTTTCATACTTCCTGTACCCATACTAGCTGTTGTATGAATAACATATTTAGTTCTACCTCCTCCTACATTAATTAATTCTATTGATTGGGATTCAGTAGGTATTCCTGTAAATTCAATGGATGCTTTTGCATATTCTGGGTCTGTTGATAATAGGTCGTATCTTTGTTTATTTCTTGTTACTTTTAAAGAAGCTGAATAAATTCTTTGGGTTCTACCTCCAACCCCATAAGATGTTTGTGTACTTCCTCCTAAATTACTACTTATATTATTTCCATAATTTGAATCAATATGTACATTATTAAAATGAGAAGACCCTGTTGAAGTTCCTATAACTCTTCCTAAATTATTTATAATTTGAAATTGATATACTTGAGCACCATATTCAGATATAGCTTCTTCAAAAGCTGTATATAGATTTTTATCTTGTAGTTCTATATCTACCATAGGGTAACCTAATCTTCTTGCACACCAATCTGCTACTTTAGGAGCATCTTCTTTAAAATCTAAGTCACTATCATAAAAACCAAATGTTGTTTGGGTATTTGCCACAAAAGAAGACGAGCCGGGCCATATAGGTATATTTGCCATTTTTAAATTAAATTAGGTTATTCGTGTATAAATATAAAAAGAATATGAAAAATTAATGATACCCGTTCAATAGTTCTAATAAATTGTCTATTGCATCATGTCTATGCGAATCATTTAACACACATTTAAAAACATAATCAGAATTTATTAGTTTAGCCATATCATGATATGCTGAATAATTTTTATCTTTCAAATCTATTTGGTATGAGTCTCCACAAAATATCATTTTACTATCTTTACCTAATCTTCCAACAGCCATTGCTAATTGTGATCTTGTAAGATTTTGAAATTCATCTACAATTACAACTGAATTATCAAAAGTTCTACCTCTAAAATGTGCTAATGATACTAATTCAATTTGTTCATTATTCTCCATTTTTTCTAATATAGGAGGTTTATTATAAATTTTTCTCATATTAGAACGAATAGGTACTAACCAAGGTTCCATTTTTTCTCTTTCTGAACCTGGTAAAAATCCATTATCTTCTGTAGATACGGTTGGTCTTGTTATAATAATTTTATTATATTCACGTTTAAAGAATTGATCTAGTGCTATTTGAACAGCTAATAAGGTTTTACCACTACCCGCTTTTCCTACAATAAAGTTAAAAGGGTATTTTAATATTTGTGTTTTAGCTTTTTTTTGTTCTGGTGATAAACTTAATGAAAATTTTACAGAACCTTTTGGGGGTTTTCTATCAATATTTTGTTTAGTCATATAATGTAACGTTTGATTATACATATAAAAAAAAGAGTCGCTTACGCGACTCTTCTTTAGATAATAAATGTTAATTATTATGCTTCATCTGCCCAAGTACCACCAAATTCAGAAATAAGCCATCCATCACCACTACCATATCTGATTTTAATATAGTCACCTTTTTTAGCGGTTGCCGCTGTATTAATAACATCTTTGTTATCAGTACCTCCTGCACCTGCAATATCCCATAGGAATTTATCATTAGAGTTTGGACTAACTGCTATTTGAGTACCATCAGCAGCACCGTTAACTACCCATATATCTCCTTGTAAATTTGCTACTGCAGGTAAAGTAACTGTACCTGCTCCTGTTAATACTAAAGGTCTATTTGCATGAGTAGCATAAGCCCAAGTAACATCACCAGTAGAAGTTACTGCATTGCTGTAAGTTGTACATAAAGGTCGTGTAAGACCATCTTGAATGTTTGCAAAACTATCTAAGACATTATTAAAGTCTCTGTTTTGTGTTTTTAAATACGATAAAGTTTGTATTGCCATTTTATTATAATTTTATAGCATTATAGGGATACAACTATAGTGGTCAATCCATAGAGGCCATTTTCCCCGTTTTTATATTGTTAAAACAACATTGACCTATATTGTTTATCGCTGATAAATATAAAAAAAGAGCCGCTAATGCGGCTCCCTTTTATAAAGATTTAAACTTACTATTATAGTTCGTTTAAGTCAGCAATTATCACTTTACCGTAGAAATCTGGACGAACCATTTTCTTAGCATACCTAGTCATAATACCTTTTCTTGGCGTGAATGTACTTGGGTCATATACCAGTGGAGTCATAATTAATGGAATATAAGGAGCAAAAACAGCACCAGTTTCAAGGAATTGACTTCCTTTATAACCCATTAAAATAACATTTTCTGTCATATAAGGGTTTTTGTAAACTGTATATCTGTTATTAATAGCTCCCATCTTTTGAACACCCATACCGTATTTGTCTTCGTCTCCTGAAGAGTCCGCAGCAAATCCTGGGATTGATTCTAAGATTGTAGAAACTTTAGGAGAAACTACCATCCAGTTAGCACCACCTCGTAGTGTTTTCTGGTGAATTAAGTTAGAAACTTTTTGTAGTTTAACACCTAATGTTTGGAACCAAGACATCTTAGTATAATAAACACCTAAGTTGTTTTGAGTTGCTGTTGTTGTTGGATGAGTAGTACCTCCCGCAGTGTGGTTTGTACTTACACTCATGTCATTTGCAACTTTAGCACTCCAAGCTTCAACTGTATCAGCGTTTGTAATAAGCATGTCTAATAATTCAAGATCAATTTCCATTGAAATATATTCACTTAAAATAGAAGTTAATTCTGCTTCAGCGTCAATTGAATGGTAAGCATTAAGGTCTTGAGCGAACTCAGGTGTCCATTGAGCCTTTAATTTACGTGTTTTAGCAGCAACTGTGTCGCTCTTTAACTTAACGTTAATTTCAGGGATTGAGATACCTGGTGCAGAATCACCGATTTCTGCAAATGTTCTATCTTCAAAATCTCCAGCTTCATTTAAATTGTCTGGTCCTTTTACATAAGTAACTTTACATGGTAATTCATCATGATCAAATCCAGCTCCACCAAAATCTGCAAGACCTTGAACAACAAATTCTACTACACTTCCGTTAACTCTTGTGAATTGTGGGAAAGATGCAGAAATGTTTGATCCAGATATAGAGAAAGATTTAACAGCTTCAGGGTCATATCCTGGTAATTCCGCTACATTAATTTGATATGTTACGATTCTACTAGTTTCTGATCCAAATAATCCTGCTTTTGAAGATGAGAATTCTGTATCATTATTTAAAATACCTGTGAATGTTGCAGATGCTGTAGCACCATTACTATCATCACTATTAACTGAAACTGCTGCTGAAGATGATTCACTTAAAGTATAAGCATACTCACCAGCACCATATAAACCTCTTTTGAAGCTACTATCAGTTCTTGTTAAGTCTGCTGTAGCACCATAAAGTGATTCTCCGGCTGTTTTAAAGTTTCCACCTGATCCATATTGGAAGTCTAAATAAAATATAAGACCTGCAGGTAGATTCATTGGTTGAACCGAGATTAAATCTTTAGCCACGATTTCACCGAATACTCTTCGTACTAATGGAAGAGCAACACCAGCCCATGCTTCTGAATTACCTGTACTAATCGTAGTTGCTGCACCGCCTGCTCCTGTTGAAGAAGCTTCGTTTACCAACTGTTTAGCTTGGTTTTCCAAAAGAATAGCCATGTTGTTTTTTTCTGTAGAAGAATCAATTCCTTCTAATAAGCCTGATTTACCCCACTTACCAGCTAATTTGCCAGCTTCGTTTTGTAACGCCTTATAAGGATTTGCGCCTTCTAATAAACTATTTACTGTATTCATTTTTGAAATTTTTTAAAAAATAGGTTAATTAATTATTTGAATTTAATATTTGCTAATTTTTGAAATCTAGAAACCATATTATCAGATTCTGAGATTATAGCTTTTTTAGGAGCAGAGATTTTTGATCTTGAAATTCCTGCTGCTTTAGAAGCCATTCCAAAGTTTTCTTTTATTGGTTTTCTTGATTTGTTAACTTTTTTAGTTTCTTTTGAAATACTAAAAGAGTCTTTAATTGTTTCATATATTAACTTAGCTTCTTTAATACTTCCAGCTTTGTCCAACGTTTCAACTACACGTAGTTTTTGTGAATCATCTAAGCTATTAGCTTTAAAAATACGATTAACATATAAAAGTTTAGAGTTTAATAAATTAACTTCATTAAGTTCACCTTTAACAGTAGTAAAAGCCTTTTTTACTTCTTTAAGTTCTTTAGATAAAGCACGATGTTCTTGTATCATACCTTTATTTTGAGCAATAACTTCTTGACATCCATTATTTCGTGGTTGTCTAGATTCATTTACTCTTCTAGTAGGGAATGATCTCATACCTTTTCTATCTTTACCTTTCATAGTAGTAGGTTTACTTCTTTGTTTTGGTTTTACATCTAAACTATTAATTTCATTAAGAAGAGAATCTAAATCAAATTCCTCGTTTTCATGTACTTTGTCAGCTGTATAGTGGTGATTTGTACCAGTATATTCTGCTTTGTAAATTGGACGAGCTAATTCTTCTAAATCAACTTCTTCGTTGTCATCAGAATTTTCTTCTGAAACAACTTCTTCGTCATCAGCTTCTTTACCTTCTTCTAATTCTAGTTCGTTAAGTATTTCTTCCAAATCAATTTCTTCATCCATAGAATTTTCTTTTTCTCCTTCATACATGTCTTCATCCATGTCTTCATCTTCATTGTATACCGTTTCACCTAATTCTAAATCTTCATCTCCATCTTCATAGTAATCTTCATCTAATTCTTCTGTTAATTTAGCAGATAACATAGATTGAAGTTTAGGTGTAAACGCCTCTTCTAAGGCGGATTTTGCATTTGCAAGAGCAACTTCACGGACAGTTTTAGCGTCAGCAATAGCTTCTTTTAAAATGTCTTTTGCCATTTTTAAATTGGGTTTTTTCTCTTTCGAGTTTCGTTAATGAATTGTACGAAAAGTAAGGTTATTAAGAACCTTAATAGTGGTTAATAGTTAATCAGGGACGTCTTATTAGGAAGGCCGTATGTTTCCATGATACATATAATAAAAGAACAAAAAAGGCACCCTAAGGTGCCTTTCTTTTTCATTTTAAGTAACTAATTATTTGTCTGTAAAAAATGATGCTAAAATTACTAATACAACTAGTCCTATAAATCCGCCATTTACTAGCATATCTACAAGAGCAGTTAAATTACCAACTACATCAAATCCTAGAACTGAAGTTCCAGTTAATACAAACCACAAAATTGCTAATGGAATAAGTCCCATAAAAACACCCGCAAGTCCTTTTACAAATCCATTTACCATATTAAATACATGTTCCATGTTTATAAATTTTTTAATTAATACTCAGTTATTAAAACTTAAGGCCAAATCCAAGGCCTAAATTTACAGTTTCCGCATCATAATCATAATTGAATGAAGGTGCAATGTACATTCCTTTATGGAAATCAAACATTTTACCTACTCCGAATACCATGCCTTCCGTACTAAAACCGTCAAGACTTACATCAGCAAAATATCCATTAAAGAAATACTTTACATTGAAATCAAGATCCATGTCTTCTCCGGCTACATGAGAAACTGAACCACCTAAAACGATGTTATCAGTTACAGCGTATCCGATTGTTGGGCTTACTGCCCAGTCAGTCCACGCAACATTCGCGATGTCGCCTGTTCCAACATACCAATTACCTTTTGCATTTTGTGCGTTTACTCCAAATG